TAATGAAAAAATATCAAAAGCATTGGATGTGGAATTTGATTCTTCTGCACCAAAAGAAATAACTGTTTCTAAAAAGGATATAGACAAGATAAAGAAAGAAAAAAGAGAAGTGATGCTCTCTGGTGATTTTGAAAAAGCAAGAGATAGTATAACAGAAATGATTTCTACTGGAATGGATGCAGTTCAAGGCATAATGAGAGTTGCAGAAGCGGGCGATTCTCCGAGAGCATATGAAGTGGCATCTTTGCTTCTTAAGACTGTTACTGAAATGAATAAGGATCTTATTGATATTCATAAGAAAGCTAAAGATGCCGAAAAGGAAAATGTGACAATTAAGAATACGACAAATAACTCAATCTATGTCGGTTCTACTACAGATCTACAGAACCTTATTAATAAATCAAGAAGTCAATATAAAGATCTACCTGAAGCAGAAGTGATTGATTCGGAGGATGATGATGGCGAGCAGTCGGTACAATAAAAAGGGTTACTTAGGAAACAAAAATCTAAAACCAACTGGTGTAAAGGTTGACTTCTCTAAGGAACAAGTAAAAGAATATATTAAGTGTGCAAATGATCCTATTTATTTTGCAAAGAACTATATCAAAGTAGTATCTCTTGACCAAGGTGTTATTCCTTTTGTTCCTTATGATTATCAGGAAACTATTCTTCAAACTCTAGTAAATCATAGACATGTTATTTGTAAACTACCAAGACAGTCAGGTAAGACTACCACTGTAGGTCCGGGTTATCTTTTAAACAAGGCACTATTTAATCAGAACATGAATATTGCCATCTTGGCGAACAAACAAACTGCTGCGCGCGAAGTTCTCGAACGTATCAAAATGGCATATGAACACCTTCCTTGGTGGCTACAGCAGGGGATCGTTGAGTGGAATAAAAACTCTATTAAACTTGAAAATGGATCAAAAATTATCGCAGCGGCAACATCATCATCCGCCGTTCGTGGTGGTTCATTCAACATCATCGTTCTGGACGAATTTGCACACGTTCCTGTAACCGTTGCAGAAGAATTCTTCAGTTCAGTTTATCCTACAGTAACCGCAGGACAGACCACTCAGGTAATTATAATTTCTACCCCAAACGGTCTAAACATGTTTTATCAATTCTGGAAGGGTGCTATTAATAAAAACAATGAGTATGTCCCAATTGATATTAGTTGGGATCAAACACCCCAGTTTCCTGGCGGCCCTCTACGAGATGCCGAATGGAAAAAGAAGACAATTCAAAATACCTCAGAGAAGCAGTTTCAGCAGGAGTTCGAATGTGACTTCATTGGTTCAAGTGACACCCTAATTGCCTCTCATAAACTACATACCCTAACATATTCTCCTCCTCTGATTAGAAACAAGGATGGGTTCTGGATATACGAAGAACCCATAAAGGATCAAAACGATAATGCAAACGATCATGTCTACTTCATGACTGTAGATACCGCCAGAGGACAGGGGAAGGACTACAGCGCGTTTGTTGTCATAGATGTAACCAAACCACCCTACAAAGTAGTTGCTAAATTTAGAAACAATATTATTTCACCTTTAGTCTTTCCGTCCATAATTAGATCAGTCGGCAAGAAATATAACGATGCTTGGATTTTGGTCGAAGTTAATGATATTGGTTCTCAGGTTGCAGATGTTTTGCACACGGACTTACAATATGAAAACTTGGTAAAAGTTAACATGTTGGGCAGAAAAGGTCAGATAATTAGTGAATTTGGTGGATCTAAAGGTTTACAGTTTGGTGTAAAAACAAGTAGTCTGGTTAAAAAACTTGGTTGCTCCGTGCTCAAGAATCTCATAGAGCAGGATAAATTAACATTCAGCGACATTGATATCATAAATGAATTTACTACATTTATTGCTAAAAGAACAAGTTATGAAGCAGATGAAGGTCATAATGATGACTTAGTGATGTGTCTAGTTTTATTTGCATGGGCAACCAGACAAGACTTCTTTGAAAATTTGACAAATTTGGATGTTCGGTTGGAAATGTATAAAGATCAGATAGAACAGATAGAATCCGAACTTTTACCAATTTTATTCAATGATGGTACAGAAACAAATAAAGATAATAATTTAGACGAAGATGCCTGGATAATTGTAGATAAAGATAAAATACCAAGAAAAATGATAATTGATACGAGAGATACTATAGATGGATGGTTTATTTGAAGATATCGAAAAATATACATATTTGGAAACCACATTTTATTTAAAGGAGATTAAAAAATGGCACGACCAAATGTTTCGATAAAGGTAATAGATGAATCGTTAGTGGCACCAATCGGGGAAAATACAAGTCCCGGTCGTGGTGCTATGGTTTCTCGTAATAGACTTGCACATGACTTAGGAATAACCGGAGAAAAACAACAAGGTCTTTTGCTTGCCGAAAGCATTCAGGATTGGTTTGGTAGACTAAAGACTTATACAGAAAATAATCTAAAAGGATTAAGTTCTGGATATTGGTATGGAGCAACCCTACAGGCAGCAATAGGCGCCTGCGCGGCCGAGCATATTGATATCGGCGGGGCAGGGGCCACTAAACCTTGGCAAAAAGAATGGTGGGCGGTTCACAACTTCCTTCAATATGGTGGAGCATGCTTTGTTGGAAATACTGGAACTGTATCCAATACTACAGATAATCTAGCTTCTCTTAAAGACATTAATTTTGATGTAGCATTCATGGGTGATACTGCAACTGGTTATGAGCAAGACTTAATCACTCTAACAGATGCTAAATCAATATCTGAACTTCCTGCACTCGGCGTTGTTCATAGAAGTGTAACTGATACATCTAAAGTTAGCGGAACAGAAACTGAATTCTTTGTAAATGTTGCCGGATCAAAATATCACCTAAATGGTGTTGGTCAAGGCGCTTTGGATGCAACTAAACTAATTCTAACAAATCTGACTCCAGATGTTGCTGGTTGTATAACTAGATGCGATAGAGATTCATTCCCCTGGTTCTCCCCTGCAGGTAGAGTAAGAGGAAGAATTTTAAATGTTGTTCGTTTATTGGAAAATCCATCAGTTACACAGCAAGACACTCTCTTTGATGCGGGTATTAATCCAGTGGTAACTTTCCCCGGTGAAGGAACACTTCTTTTCGGTGATAAAACTGGACAAGCAGATACCTCAACTCTTTCTAGAATCAATGTTTCTAGATTGTTCATCTATCTAAGAAAAGTAATTAATCCAATCGCAAGAAGTATTCTATTCGAAATTAATGATGCAATTACTAGATCACGATTCGTTCTTGCTGCCAGCACTGTTCTAAATACAGTGAAAGGTCAAAGAGGCATCACTGATTTTAGAATCATATGCGACGAAACAAATAATCCACCTGAACTAGTTCAGGCAAGAATCTTTGTAGCCGATATCTTAGTCAAACCAACAATAGCAATCAATTACGTTAGAATTACATTCACTAATAAAAATCTAAATGATGATTTATCAGCTCGTGCTTAAAGAGTATAGATATTACTATAAGAAGGAGAGAGAAATATGGCAATTGGCATAAATGACTTTAGATCACAATTTAGAGGAACTAGAAACAATAGATTTGCTATTCAGTTGGATCTTCCTAGTGAGATTGGAAATGGTAATACTTTAAGATTGGATCTCTATGGAAAAGCAACTGCATTACCAACTGCATCGATTGGTGTAATTCCTGTGCCTTGGATGGGTAGAGTTATCAAATTTTCAGGAGAAAGAACTTTTGCTGACTGGACTATTCAATTGTATGATGAAAATGCAGGAGGAAATAGCGACATTCGTAACCTAATGATGAAATGGATAGAAGCAATGAATACTGCAGAAACACATGATATTAGATATAATATAGTTTCTGATGCAGTCATTGCATGGAATGATTTGCAGGGTGGACAAGGTCCAACAAATCACAATAACCAATCATCTTGGGGCAAGAGAGTTAAACTATACAACTGCTTCCCAATCGATGTTGGCGAATTGCAACTTAGTTACGATAATGTTGACCAATTTAGTGAGTTTCCAGTAACATTTGCATATGATTACTGGGACTATGTTGGTGCAGATGGTAGTGCTCAAACAACTGGTGCAGATTCAGCACAATCATCTGGACAGCAATCTGGGCTCGCACCTCGTCGGTAATAGAAAGTAATAGAAAGTTTAAATTATGGCATTAAGCGATTATTTTGGTTTTTCTTTTGGTAAGAAAAAAACTGATGAAATGGAGGGGGTTGAGGTTCCAAAGACCCAACCCTCATTCATTTCACCAGAAGATTATGATGGTACTTATGTAATTGAAACAGGTGGAATTCTTAGTAGTTATTTTGATTTTGGTGGTTCATTAACTGAAGAAAATACACTAATTCAACAATATCGTTCTATGGCACTTTATCCAGAAGTAGATAAGGCAATTCAAGACATAGTAAATGATGCAGTTGTTTTTAATGATGAAAATGAAGCAGTCCAAATGAATTTAGATAATATTACTTTTTTATCAGAGAATATTAAATCTAAACTACAAACTGAATTTAAATACATTAAAAAACTATTAGATTTTAATAACAAAGGAGACGAAATTTTTAGACGATGGTATATCGATTCTAAATTATATTTCCATGTTATCATAGATCTAGAACAACCTCAAAAGGGCATAATAGAACTAAGAGGAATAGATCCAACAAAGATCAAAAAGATCCGTAAAGTAGAAAAAGAAATTAAAACTGCAAATACTGGATCAGTTGCAGTTGTTAAAAAGATTGATGAGTTTTTTGTTTATACCGATCTAGACACAGATTCATTAACACCAACGACATCTCAAGGTATTAAAATTGCAGTAGATTCTATCTCATATCTGCATAGTGGTATAGTGGATAGCACAACAAAACGAGTTGTCGGTTATGTTCATAAAGCAATTCGTCCTGTTAACATGTTGCGTCAAATAGAAGATGCAATTGTAATTTATAGAATGTCAAGAGCACCAGATAGAAGAATATTCTATGTTGATGTCGGTAATCTTCCAAAACAAAAGGCAGAACAGTACATTGCATCGTTAATGAATAAGTATAGAAATAAAATAACCTACGATAGCAGAACAGGTGAAATCAAAGACGAAAGAAATCACATGTCCATGCTTGAGGATTATTGGATTCCGAGACGCGAAGGTGGTAGAGGAACTGAAGTTGCAACCCTAGAAGGTGGCCAAAATTTAGGACAATTAGAAGATGTAGATTATCTTTTAAAGAAAGTCTATAGAGCACTAAATGTTCCTATCAGTCGCATGGAAACTACCACCGGGTTTAGTCTTGGTCGTTCTACAGAAATAACCAGAGATGAAGTTCTTTTCTTTAAGTTTATAGAAAAACTAAGAAAGCGGTTCTCTTTATTGTTCGTGGATCTTTTAAAGAAGCAAGTTTTGCTAAAGGGAATTATGACCGAATCCGATTGGTCAAAAATTAATCAGGACATTTACTTTGTTTGGAATAAAGATTCATTCTTTAGCGATTTAAAGGAAAATGAAATTTTAAGAGAAAAAGTGGATATGTTGAATATAATGGCAAATTATGTTGGTCAATTTTATTCAAATGAATGGTTAAGAAAGAATATCCTCAAGCAAACAGACGAAGAAATCCAAGAAATTAACCAACAAATGCAAAATGAACAGGCGGCCGCGCTTGAACAACAAATGATGCAGCAACAGGAACAAGGGGTAGAAGGTGAAGAACCACCCCCAGAAGAAGAATAAAATATAAATACATAAATAATAACAGGAGAATTATATGAACACCGAACTCAAGAATGCAATAACTTTAATGATAAATGAAGAAATTGTGAAGGCAAAGCAGTTAATTGAAGACAATCTATATGCTAAACTTGGAAAAGCATTAGAAGAAAAACTAATGGAATACGCACCAACAGTTTTTAATGAGAAAAAAGAGGATGAAGATGAAGAGGAAGATGAAGAGGATGATTCTGAAGATTCAGAGGACGAAGATGATAATGATGATGAAGAATCTGATGCAGAAAATGATTCATCCGAAGAAATGAATGAACAATTTGAATATGAACTCTATAGCACAATTTCCGATCTAGTAGATTATATTCAAGAGCAAGAAGGAAAGCAGCTAACACAAGAAGAAATTGAATTTATAGCTGAAGAAGTTATCAGAGAATATGAATTGTTAGCAGAAGAACAACAACTAGATCCGGTTGGCGAAGAAGATGGTGACGTTGATAATGATAATGATGAAGACGAAAGCGATGCATATCTAGCAAAACGAAGAGCAGCAATAGCAGCAGCAATTAACAGGGGTAATTAATAATGAAATTAATCACAGAGCATACTGAGGATGTAAAACCTCTAATTGAAGCTCGTGAGGACGGTAAAAAGTCCTATTTTATAGAAGGAATAATGCTTCAAGCAGAAACCGTTAATCGTAACGGTAGAATGTATCCCCTTTCTATTCTTTCAGAAGAAATTGGAAGATACACTAATAATTACATTATAAAGAATAGAGCCATGGGTGAATTAAATCACCCAACGAGTCCGACCGTAAATCTTGATAAGGTTTGTCATATGATAACCGAAATGAAGAAAAGCGGTAATGATTTTATCGGCAAGGCAAAAATTCTCACAGAAACCCCTATGGGTGCTATTGTCAAAAATTTAATTGATGAAGGTGCATGTCTTGGTGTTTCTTCAAGAGGAATGGGTTCATTGCAAAAAATCAATGGAGTAAATATCGTTCAAAAGGACTTTACTCTTTCTGCTATTGATATTGTTGCAGATCCATCTGCCCCTGGCGCATTTGTAAATGGCATCATGGAAGGTAAAGAATGGATTTGGGATAACGGCATTTTGAAAGAACAACAAATTTCAGAATACCATAATAAACTTAAAAAAACACCAAAACGAAAATTAGAGGAAAGAGCTTTAAGTCTTTTTAAGCATTTCCTAAGAAATATCTGAGGTGTGTACAGTCGTTTATATTGTCAAAAAATAGATATTACTAAATATTAAAAAACGGAGGTCAAAGTGTCAGAATACGAAGATACAAATTTATATAACGATGGATCGGGTCGAGGTGCAAAACTAGGCACTCTCGACGGTGCAAGAGCATTCAATGCGGCGGCCGCTAACATGGCTTCACTAAAACCAGGCGGGGCACAACCAACTGGCGGACAAGACGAATCAGATGATGCAGATGATAGCATTAATGAAGAATCAGAAATGGAACAACTAGAACTTGACATTTCAGATACTTTAAATGCGCTATTCGAATCTACCGAAGCATCACCTGAGTTTGTTGAAAAATTCAAAGTAGTCTTTGAAGCAGCACTTTCAGAAAAAATTTCACTGATTGAACAATCAATTCTTGAAGCAAGCAAGGAAGTAATTGAAGAAAATATTGAATCAATTACCGAAGCATTAACTAATCATATGGACGAATATCTTTCATATGTTGTTGAAGAATGGATGCAAGAAAATAAACTTGCAGTCGAAAGTGGTTTCAGAACTGAAATTGCAGAAAACTTTATGATGGGACTCAAAGAACTATTTGAAAATAGTTTCATTGATGTACCACAAGAAAAATATGATGTTTTAGATGATCTATTTGCGTCAAATTCAGACCTTGAAGAACAATTAAATCACACACTAAAAGAAAATATTGATCTAAAGAATAAGGTTCTTGCTCATGAGTGTGCTGAATCATTTGTTGAAATGAGCAGAGGTCTTGCAGATACTCAAATTGAGAAACTAGCAAAACTTTCAGAAAATATTGAATTCAATAGTGTAGATCAATATCGTGAAAAGATCGAACTTTTGAAAGAATCGTATTTCGGATCTGAAGGTTCTCCAGAATATACTGGATCACTTTTAACCGAAGAAACTACAGATGTAAATAGAAAACCAGCTGGTGCGGATCCTATGATGGATGCGTATATCCATAGCATCAGCAACCAGCTTAAGTTAACAAATCGTAAAACAGCAAAATAATAAATAAATAACAAGGAGAAATAGAGATGGATTTTAATTCGACAACCCCGTATGATACTTTAGTAGAAAAGTGGAGTCCTGTGCTAGATCACAAGGAACTCGAAGAAATTAATGACATTCACAAGAAGAGAGTCACTGCAGTTCTTCTAGAAAACCAGAAGAATGCAATGAGAGAACAGTACCTAGTTGAAGCCCCAGTCAACGCAATGGGTGGTGCATTCTCAGTTCCTACTGTTTCATCGGCAACCAACACTTCGCTAGCAGGTTATGATCCAATTCTAATCTCACTAGTTCGTCGTGCAATGCCTAATGTTGTTGCATATGATATTTGCGGTGTGCAGCCAATGACTGCTCCAACCGGACTTATCTTTGCAATGCGTAGCAAGTATGATTCACAGGCCGGGTTTGAATCACACTTCGATGAACCATTCCCAGCATTCGCTGGTGCTTCAGGTTCAACTTCTGGTATTACCTTCGGATTCTCACCACTAGAAGGTGGAACATTCCTCAATCTAAATGGTGCTCCAACTGGTGCTAAGTGGCCAACTCGATCTGGTGCGAATGACCCACTTTCAACCTTCCGTGGTTTCTCAACTGCAAATGCAGAAAACCTCGGCACTGGTACTCCATCATTCCAGCAAATGGCATTCAGCATTGAGCGTGTTGCCGTGGAAGCAAAGACCAGAGCACTAAAGGCAGAGTACACCACCGAACTTGCACAAGACCTCAAGGCCGTTCACGGACTTGACGCTGAGGCAGAACTTGCTAATATTCTTAGCACCGAAATCCTCAACGAAATCAACCGCGAAATTATCCGTGCAATGTACCATGTTGCAAAGACCGGTTGCAAGCAACCAGACCTTGCTAACTACTCAAGCGGTACTGGTGGTATCTACGACATCCTAAATGACTCAGATGGTCGTTGGAGCGCAGAACGTTTCCGTGGTCTAATGTTCCAGATTGAACGCGAAGCAAATGTTATCGCCAAGCAAACCCGTAGAGGCAAGGGTAACTTCATCATCTGCTCTGCAGATGTTGCAAGCGCCCTAGCAATGGGTGGTTTCCTAAACCTTGCTCCTGCCATGACCGCCAACCTAAATGTTGACGACACTGGTAATGTCTTCGCTGGTATTCTTGCCGGTAAGATGAAGGTTTACATCGATCCATTCGTCAATACCAACCAGAACTTCGTTTGCGTTGGTTATAAGGGTTCAACTCCTTATGACGCAGGATTCTTCTACTGCCCATATGTTCCACTACAGATGGTTCGTGCAGTAAATCAGGATACCTTCCAACCCAAGATTGGCTTCAAGACTCGTTACGGAATGGTTGCAAACCCATTCGCTAAGGGTCGTACCTCATGGGCAAATCAAACTGGTACTGATGGTCTAGACTCAGACAGCAATGTTTACTACCGTCTATTCCGCGTTGATAATCTCCACGGACAGACCGGCGGATACATCGTCTGATAACAAAGACTGAATAAGGTTCAGTAGCAGGGAGGGGCAAAACCCCTCCCTGTTTTTTTATACATACTTATATGTCAAATAACATATTAGAATATCTTGGAAATTTACCTATTGATTTGTTAAATCAATTACCTGGAGATATCTTACTAAAGAATCCATATCAACCAGAAAACAGAAATAAACTAACCAATAATAAGTTTCTATTTTTAATCAATAGATGTCCAACATTTACATATTTTTGTCAAAGGGCAAATATACCAGAATTATCAATGGGCATAAGCATTCAATCTAATCCTACTGCAATTGATATAAAAAGACCTGGAACTAGACATGTATTTGGTGACTTAGCAATTGGGTTTGTAGTTGACGAAGAAATGAAAAATTGGTTAGAAATATACAATTGGATTCGTGATTTATCTAACGATACAAATGCATATTCTGATATTTTAAAAGAACATCAAAAAGTATCTTCTGCACTTTTAACTGTTTTTAACAGTGCATATAAACCAATCATAAATGTTAATTTTTACAATTTATTTCCAATATCATTAACCGGAATAGATTTTGATTCAACACTTCCTGCGGTGGATGCAGTTGTAGCATCTGCTACATTCTCGTATACTCATTATGAAATACAAGGTATAACTGCCGCTTGATTTCTGCCGATTATGTGATATAATCTAAGCATGTCAATTAAACTAAGTGAAATTCGAACTATGGCTGAACAAGATATGAAGATTGATCCATCTTCTTTGGATGTTGAAAGTCTTCGCACACCACAAATTCATAACAAGTATCTATCTATTATGTTGGACGAGAAACTGATTTTGAAGAAGTTGGAATCTGATCTAAATATAGTAAGGAAGAACAAGTGGTTGTATTACTCTGGAAAGATGTCAGATGAACAATTAAAGGATCTAGGATGGGAACCATTTGATCTTGCACTTCTTCGACAAGACCTAGACAGATTCATCGATAGCGATCAACAAATAATTGATATCTCAAATAAAGTTGAACTTCAAAAGGAAAAGGTAAACTACCTAGAAAATCTTGTTAAAGTAATTTCTCAGAGGAATTGGAATATTCGTTCTGCAATTGATTGGATTAAATTTACACAGGGACAATGATTGAAGTAAAACAAGTAGATGCCGTTAATTTAAAAATCGACTGTGAAAAAAGCATTGCTAAGGAAATAAGTTCCTTTTTCACTTTCTCGGTTCCTAATTATCAATTTACACCAGCATATAAGAATAGACTATGGGATGGAAAGATTCGTCTTTTCAATACTCTCACTCATACTCTTTATGTTGGATTGTTGGACTACTTGTTTAAGTTTGCCGAAGAGCGAGGATATAAACTTCAATATGAACCAGTTCAGAATTTAAATTTAAAGTTCAACGAACAAGATATAGAAGACTTCTTTAAAAGAACAAAATGCTATAGTGATGGTAGCGAAATACAACCACACGAATATCAAAAAGATGCAGTAAAGCATGCATTATTGAAGCAAAGAACATTACTCATCTCTCCGACTGGAAGTGGTAAGTCTTTGATAATTTACATGTGTGTTCGATATCTTTTAGAAAAAATTCCACCACATAAGAAAATTTTAATTGTAGTTCCAACAACCGGTCTTGTTGGTCAAATGGCAAATGATTTCCACGATTATTCAAATAAGGATGGATTTCTCCGTAATTGTCATGCGGTATATTCCGGTCAACCAAAAGAGACAAATAGAAGAGTTATAATTTCAACTTGGCAGAGCATCTATAAGATGAAAGAAGAATTCTTTAAAGATGTTCTCTGTGTATTTGGAGATGAATGTCATTTGTTCAAAGCAAAATCACTTACTACCTTAATGAATAAAATGAAAGGTTGTGAATTTAGAGTTGGAACTACAGGAACACTAGATGGAACGCATGTCCATAAATTAGTCGTAGAAGGTTTATTTGGTCCTGTTTTCCGTGTCACCACAACAAAGGATCTAATTGATCAAAATTTCTTATCGAATATAAAGATAAACTGCATCCTTTTAAAGTATCCAGAATCTAAAGTTGAAGAAATTAAAAGAGCAAAGTACATAGATGAAATACAATGGTTAGTTGCAAATGAAGAAAGAAATTATTTTATAGAACAACTATGTAAGAACTTAACAGGGAATACTCTAGTTCTATTTAACTTTGTTGAGAAACATGGGATACCAATGTATAAAAGGCTAAAGCAATACTCTGAATATCCTTGCTATCTCATTCATGGAAAAACACAGGCGGATGACAGGGAATCTATTCGTCAAATTGTAAATAAACAATCAAGAAGTATTCTTGTTGCTTCTTATGGCACATGTAGTACAGGAATTAACATCAAGAACATACACAATATCGTTTTCACATCACCGTCTAAATCGGTAGTTAGAGTCTTACAATCGATAGGTAGAGGATTGCGAAAGAGTGAAAAGAAAGATAAAGTTTCAATATACGATATAGGTGACGATCTTCGATGGAAGAAGTACCGTAACCATTCTCTCCGTCACATGGACGAAAGAATCAACCTATATAGTAATGAGAGATTCCCTTACGAAGTAGTCAATATTAATCTAAAGGAGACATCATGAATTGCAAAATACTAAAATTAAAAAGCGGTGAAGAGGTTATTTCAATTCTAACAGAGACTAAGGGCAAATACACTCTTACGAATCCCATGTTATTTCGTTTCACTACAATGATGGATATGACTGGTAGACCATATGATATGACCACTCTAAAGGATTGGTTGTATAATAGCGACGAAAAAACCATTAGTATCCCCCGTAGTCATGTTGCCTCAATTATAGAACCATCTCAAAAGTGCAAAACCATTTACATGCAGCAACTTGATAATCTTTCTGCCGTTTCTAGTAATGTAGTTACTGACGAAGATAGAGAAATGGCAGAAAAAGAAATGGAAGACATGTTTAACGAACTCTTTGAGAAGTTTGGTCCTGGTGGTGGTGCAGGTGGAGATTCTTCAGTTCTAGGTAAACTAGAAGGCGATGATAGTGAAATGGGTACAGAAAAAATGAACGGGCAGGAAATGATTTATATGAGTATGGTTTTCCCACCTGAAATGATTATGAATCTTATTACTTCTGGCATTTTAGATCCCCGTGATCTACAAAAAATGATCAAGGAAGTAAAGAAGAAGAATAAGTTTACAGGGGATGAGAAGGATCGAAAAGACTTCGGAAATAAGTTTTCCGATTGGAACCCAGATCCTAATTCAGATGACTATGCTTAAGTGGTTTCTAGAGTACTCAGAGGGCTTTAGAGCTCTTAGAGTATAGTTACTATTATCCTTTTCCATAGCCCACACAGACAGTGTAACGAGGTTGTCAAGTATTGTCAACCAATTTTTAGAAGATTCTTGATTTTTATATAATGGAAGGTATACTAGTGTCACTATGGGAAAGAAAAAGAAACCAAAACAAGAAGAAGATATAGAAGATTCAAAAACATTAAAACATTATGTTGACAATCAGCGTTTCTGTAAAGAAATGACAGATTGGAAAAAGAAAGTAAAAGAAGCAGAAGAATGTGATGAGGGTAGACCCCCAGTTACAGATTATATTGCCGAATGTTTTTTAAAGATTGCTGAACATCTTTCCTATAGACCTAATTTTATTAACTATCCATTTAGAGAAGATATGGTCGGTGATGGTATAGAAAACTGTCTTCTATATGCTCATAATTTTGATCCAAAGAAATCCAAAAATCCATTCTCATACTTTACTCAAATAATTTATTATGCATTTCTGAGACGTATAGAAAAAGAAAAAAAACAAGCTTATATAAAATATAAGTCCTTGCAGATGAATGATCCAGATGGTAAATTTGTAGACTGGTTGAAGGAAAATCAGGGTTCCTCCACCTATACGGAATTTTTACAAAAGACTTTCTTTCTAAGTGAACAAGATCTCAATAATCTAGAACCAAAACAAAGAAAGAAAAGAAAAAAGAAAAATAAAAGTAAGTCCAATAGGTTATTTGAATGAAAATTGCAATAATAAATGATACGCATTTTGGTATTAGAAACGATTCTCCATTTTTTCTAGATCAATCTTTAGATTTCTTTGAGAAGATATTCTTTCCATATCTTAAAGAAAATAACATTAAAAATGTAATTCATCTTGGTGATCTTTTAGATCGCAGGAAGTTTGTAAATTTTAATACACTTTCTCAAGTAAGAAAACGATTCTTCAAACCACTCATTGATAATGGTATAAAAACTCATATTACTATTGGTAATCATGATACTTATTATAAAAATACTAATAGTTTAAATTCTATTAATGAACTTTTTTTGAATGAATCAGATATTGTTACTATTGTAGAAACACCAACAGCAATCGATTATGATGGATTATGTATTGGAATTATTCCTTGGGTTGCAAAAGATAACGAAAAGGAATGTTTAGATTTTATTAAATCTTGTAAATGTCCAATTATTGGAGGACATTTTGAGATTAGTGGTTTTCAGGTAATGAATGGTGTTGTCCATCCATCTGGATTAAATAAATCAATATTTGAAAGATTTGAATTAGTTTTATCTGGTCATTTTCATTTGAAGCAGAATAATGGTAATATTCATTATCTCGGTACTCAATATGAATTGAATTTTGGGGATATGAATAGTCCAAAGGGATTTCATGTTTTAGATACAAAAACTAGAAATATTGAATTTATTAAAAATCCTAATAAGATATTCCATTTAATTAAATATGATGATTCCACACAGGATGGTATTGATTCTATAATCTCTACTGATTTTTCTCAATATAAAAATGGTTTCATCAAGATCATTGTTTCAAATAAAACAAAACCATTTGCATTTGATAAGTTCATTGATGCAATTTATACATTAAATCCTCAACAATTAACAATAGTTGAAGAATATACAGATAAGCAAAATCCAATAGATATAGACATATCAGAGGATACTATATCAATTATAAATAAAGAGATCGATAATTTAGAACATATATCAGACAAAACTAAGTTAAAAATTATTATTAAAGATTTATATATGGAGAGTTTAACACTATGAGTGAAAATAATACAAATTCGGGTCTTACTGGCAATAACAACATACAGGTTATGGAAACTGAACCAGAATATACTAGTCATTCGCATTATCATGGTTCATTCGATTACAATACAAATAGTTACGCAAAAAAGGAAAGGTTCATCAATAAGACTTATATTGGAAAGTCTAATATAAGTGGTTATGGTGTATTTGCAAACGAAGACATAAGTGCTGGTGATGTCATTGAAGAATTTCCAGTCTTATTACTAGACACTACTTGGTCTAATAATAAAGATCAAGCACTTCATCGTTATGCTATGACATGGGATTGCAATTGCAATATATGTCAAAAGAATGGTAAGAGCATGGCGGTAATGTTTGGAAATGGTTCAATTTACAATCATTCTGAAAAACCAAATGCTTATATTGTACAGGACAATGCATTTAAACTTTATAGATTCTATGCGTTGACGGATATAAAGAAGGATACAGAAATTACTTGGTATTATAGTTCTGGTTATGCTAAAACATTACGCAATGAGGCTAATAATCCCAAGGTTCAACCTGAAGGACTTAGTTATGTAGTAAAGTCTATTCAGAAAGGATATCAAGTAGGACCACATGATTATCCGCAATCAGCGCAAGAGAAAAAGCGAGGATGTGGTTGTAGAAATGGTACTATAAACGAAAAGGGTGAAAAGATATATGAAATGCCTACGGAAAAATTAATTGAAATGGGCAAGGCAAGAGCAGAAGATTATGATCGCAGAGTAAAGGAAGGACTTCCGGTTGGAAAACTAATAAAGGTTGAACCCACTTCTTCTCTTCCGCAGGATGATAAACCAATAGTGGAGACTATTCCTGTACAATCTGATGAAAATTTTGAAAGTTTTATGCAAACTACTACACCAGATGTGTTACAATCTGAGGTAACATCCATCGATCCCAATCCTACATTTAGATCTATGGTTGTTCCTGAAAATAAGTTGAATTGATATTATGATAAAATTTTCTAAGGTTAAATTTAAGAACTTTGGTTCTTTTGGTAATACCTTTACGGAATTGAATCTAGACAAAAATAATACCACTCTCATCTGCGGAAGCAATGGGAGTGGTAAGTCTTTTGCTTTTTTAGATTCTATTACTTTTGCTTTGTTTGGAAAACCATTTCGTAAGATTAATATTCCTCAACTTGCAAATTCTATTAATTCTAAAAATTGTTTAGTTGAAATTGAATTTGCAAAGGGCAATGAACAATATATTGTTCGTAGAGGATTAAACCCAAAGATATTTGAAATTCATAGAAATGGTGAACTTCTAAATCAAGATGCCAAGAGTGTAGATTATCAGTCTGTTCTGGAAGAACAAATTCTTAAAATGAATTACAAAACATTCACACAAGTGGTGATTCTTGGTAGTTCATCTTTTGTCCCTTTCATGCAATTAAATGCATCTGATCGCCGAGCAGTTATTGAAAATATTTTGGATATCAATGTTTTTAGTTCTATGAATATGATTTTGAAGGGAAAACTATCTGCTCTTAAAGAAAATCTTAGAGAGTTAAACAATAGTATAGAGATTCAAAAAGAAAAGATTAATTCAAAGAATGATCTAATCAATAGTTTAGAGACTAGAAGCAATAAAGATATAGAACATACCAATGAAAAGATTCAAAAGATAGAATCTGAATTGGCTGATCTTTTACATGATATCTCTGAATTAGAAAAATCTATAGCAATTACACTGTCTTCTATAGAGGATAAAGATAATGTATTTGATAAGTTAACTGAAATTAAAACTCTTAAAACCAAGATTGGAGTTAACTTATCTTCGCTTTCTAAAGATATTAGTTTCTTTACAGAAAACGAAACATGTCCTTCTTGTTGTCAATCAATTACTTCAGAAGTAAAGGAGAAGGAATTGAAGAAAAGAAATAAGAAGAAAGAAGAATACGAAAAAGCAATTTCTGAATTAGAAAAAACTATTCAGGAATATAATGCTCGTGTTGAAGAAATTAATACTTCTTCTTCATTTGTTCAAACCAAGAACATTCAACTTCTTCAAAAGAAAACATCAATTGATAATGGAAAGAAGTTTCTAAAAACCCTTTCTGAAGATTTAAAAAAGGCAAATATTTCAACTGAAGAAATTATTCTAGAAAAGGGAAAGTTAGAATCCATGAAGGTTTCTTTAGTCGAAATGGAAACCAAGAAGATTGAAATGAAAGATGAGGAGCACTATTATCAATATGCTTCTGATCTTCTAAAGGACTCTGGAGTAAAGGCAAAGATTATCAAGTATTATCTTCCCTTTATGAATAAGTACATTAACAAGTTTTTAACTTCTATGGATTTCTTCGTGCAATTTATTTTAGATGAAGATTTTAATGAAACTATTAAGAGTCGTCATCGGGATGAAATGAGTTATATGAATTTCAGCGAAGGTGAAAAGATGAGAATTGATTTGGCACTTTTACTTGCTTGGAGAGAAATTGCCAGGGCAAAGAATAGTGTTAATTGTAATCTTTTGATTCTTGATGAAGTATTTGATTCTTCTCTGGACACTTTAGGTATGGAAGAATTGATGAAACTTTTAAATTCTGTAAGTGATAAATCGAACATCTATGTGATTAGTCACAAATCAGATCAACTTGCTGATAAGTTTCAAAATACAATTTCATTCGAAAAGAAAAACAATTTTAGTAGAATGCTATGATTGATGAATTAAATCCCCCTCCTGTAATTATGGAACATGATGGATTTTTAGTAGTCCGTGATGATCTTATTGATGGTGGTTCAAAAACTAGATTTGTTCAATCGTTAGTGAAGGATTTTGTCGGCGATGAATTGGTTTATGGTTCTTCGCCTGCAACTGGTTATGCTCAGATATCGTTGGCAAGAGTATGTCAGCATTTCAATAAGAAATGTATATTGTTTATGGCAAAAAGAAAGATGGAGAATCTTCATCCTTACCAGTTGAAAGCAATATCATACGGTGCTACAATGAACTGGGTAGAGAACGGTATGCTATCTGTAACTCAGAAAAGAGCGCGTGATTATGTTAACTCAGATCCTTTTACTCGTAAATTGTTTCCTATTGGGTTTGATTGTCCAGAGGTATTGGACTCCATACGGGATCTGGCTAGACAACTTCCTGTTCAACCGAAAGAAGTCTGGACAGTAGGATCGAGCGGAACTCTAACTAGAGGATTACAGGCCGCATGGCCTAATGCTGAATTTAATTGTGTGTCTGTTGGTCATAAAATGGGGGCGAAGGAGTTAGGGAGAGCAAAAATGTTCAAGTGTGCCATTCCTTTCTTTCAGGCCGTCGCAGCGGCTGATGCTCCTCCCTTTCCTTCCGCCCCCACATATGACGCCAAAGCATGGGCCTTTATGAAGCAATACGCAAAACCGGGTGCTCTGTTTTGGAATGTAGGCGCATGAAACCATTTTACGAACGGAACGAATATGTTTTAAATAGTGATATCAATGTCTTTTATGAAGACATTGTTTCTATGACTGAACCCGAATTTGAAGATTGGGTCAAGAAGATGCGTAAAACTATTCTTGATATATGGGATACCTATGGTTGTCCCCCGCGTACTGGTAAAAACGAACAAGAAATAATTGATGAGTTTAATAAACTTGTTAGTTATCCGATTCATCAATTTGAATTTGTTGATGAGATAACCGGAACAAAAGATGTAATTATCAATAAATCAAGAATTGGATCTGAAGCAGATCAGTTCTTTTCTAATATGTACAAGACCAGAATTAATTATAGCGAAAATGATACTGGTTACTCAATCTATGATTTATTTGCGGATGATAAGTATCTTCCTAGAATGATCAAGGGTGCAAAGAGACATATTCGTAGAGATTCCTTCTATAATTTTGCTCTATCTTCAATTAAGAACGATCCAAAATATTCAATCATTGATGTATCTACTGGCGACGAATGGATGGAAGCATTCTTTAGTAGTCCTGAAATATTTCAGGGTTATGATTTTATTCTAGAAAAGAACAAGAAGAAGAATGGACTGAATACTGGTTATTTTCAACTAGAACAATCTAGAATACTGTCTCTTGACAAAGATTTATTTCTTAAGTGGAAATCTAAACTTTCTTATCGTCATTACTCAACCTTTGACATACATAACATCGAGAGTGATGATGTTTTCCATATTAGAGTGTATGAAAAGGGACAACGAATATTTCCAAAGTGTTTTCCTTCGTTTAGGATTGGTTATATTCAACCTGCGGTGAACTTCCCACCTCTTACTGCAAAGTTTCTTTATGAAAAATATACTTCTCATATTACAGGAAATAAGTTACTTACTATTTACGACCCTTCTAGCGGTTGGGGTGGTCGTCTTCTCGGTTGCATGTCTATGTCTGATCGTGTTCGCATACACTATATCGGAACTGATCCAAATAGCGAAAACTGGTTTTCAGAGAATTCGTCAAAATACCACAACTTAGCAAACTTCTATAATACTAGAACATATAGAGGTAACTCTTTCTTTAGCGACACCCATACCTTTGAGTTGTATCAGTATGGTTCTGAGGAAATAGGAAAACATATTTCAAAGGAAGTAGATCTTGTATTTACTTCTCCTCCCTATTTCAATAGAGAGGCATATTCAAATGATAATACACAGTCATATAAGAAGTTTTCTAATTATGATTCTTGGCGAGATGGATTTTTAAGACCGACACTAGAAACATGTGTTAAATGGTTGAAGAAAGATCGTTATCTTCTTTGGAATATTGCAGATATTCAAATTGGCGGTAAATATTTGCCACTAGAAAAAGATTCTAGAGATATTTTGGAAAGTTTGGGAATGAAATATGTCGAAACGATGAAGATGGCAATGGAAGGAATGCCGGGACAAAATAGACTAGACTCAGACGGCAAACCAAAGTGTAAAAATTATTGCAAAGTTAATAATACATACTTGAAATACGAACCAGTTTTTGTATTCTATAAAGAGTAATGGCAAAGAAAAAAACATTTGAAGAACCAACTCCCGCTCCATCAATTGATGCTAAGGAGTACGAGGCAGAGGTTTATAACGCATATAATACCTATCGTGGTATCAGCACATCCAAGGATCATAAGAAATGGGTGACGGAATATGTTGCCAATCTTAAGAGAGATCCTATGATCTATTCTCACGGTAAAACGAAAGATTATACTCCATTCGGTATCTGGGCAAGAATGCTATATCGTGGCATTTCAATACCAGAAACTGAAAAGAAGATATTTGATGATTTCCTACTTAAGTTAGAAAACAAATATGCCGATTATCTAAAGAGTAAGAATAAGTCAATAGAAGAACGAACAAAGAGGTTTGCAGATACATTGTGCAAGCATCTTGTAGATATTAATATTTTCATTGATGAATGTTCTACCCTAATTCAGAAAAAGAAAAAGAAAGATATCAATGTAAAGAAAACTTGTGATAAGTTTGAAATTACTCCTGCTTTTTATACAGAGGTTATTCATTTTATAGAAGACAAGTTAAATGAGTTGTACCTTGCGAGGGATAAGAAGGATGATCAATTGGTAGAGGGGTATTCGTACTTTACTAAATCACAATTGGTTTCTTACATTGAAACACAAGAAGAACTTTTGAATTATTACAATTCAAAGATTCAGGAAAAGCGACAAAATCGTAAGCCAAGAAAGAAAAAGAATAAGACCCCACAACAAATTGCATCCAAGGTCAAATATCTCCCATCCTTTAATGGTATTAATTCCATGAAACCGGAGCAGATTGTTGGTTGTTCTTCTGTGGTCGTATTGAATATTAAGACCAAATCACTAACAATCTATAAATCAAAAACAAACGAAACGCTTTCATTCAAGGGAACTACTCTTTTGGGTGTAGATGAAGAAAAATCAAGTATTAAGAAGATTCGTGGATTCGATAAGTTTATTAAAATTAATAACTTAAATTCTGTAAACTTTAAATATACTGAAACATTATTTTCTTCTATAAATACTAAAGAGTCCAAACCAAAATCAAGAATTAACGAACATTGTTTATTCCTGAGTAGTCAAAAATGAACGAAGCAGATAACTTAAATTTTGTAGGAAACTATAGAAAATACGATCCAAATGGTCGTTTAATTGAATATGCCAAAGGTTCTGTGGTTACTTACAATGGAATAAATTATATTGCCACAAAAAATATAATGGGAAGTAATCCATTATTTAAGAATAGTGGATGGGAAAAATTAACATCAACACCAACATTTTATTGTCAAACAGAAGAACCTGAAGTTTCTTCAGAAGGTGACCGTTGGTTTAATCCGGATGTAGGACTTCTTTATACTAGAGTTTGTGATAATGATGGTCTTCATTGGGTTGCTACTTGACTATTTAATTTATTTGTGATATACTATAAACATGATTTTGCTAGATAATAATCAGATCATTCTTGCAAGTATTTTTGTTGGTCTTAAGAATGATCCAAATGTAACCGAAGATCTCATTCGTCATCAGGTATTGAATTCATATAGAATGATTCGTAGGTTGTTCAACGAAGAATATGGGGAACTTGTTATTTGTCAGGATTCTTCTAACTCTTGGCGTAAGCAATATTTCCCACAATATAAGGCAAACAGATCAAAGAGTCATTCCGAATCCGAATATGATTGGGATGAAATCTATCGTATTCTAAACATTGTGCGCGATGAAGTTCGTGATAATTTTCCATACAAGAATATGCGTGTAGAAAACTGCGAAGCAGATGATATTATTGCAGTTCTTGTTAAGAATAATTCACACAGAGAAAAGATTGTCATTGTCTCCAACGATAAGGACTTTCAACAACTTCAAGTCTACCCCAATGTTAAGCAATACAGCACCATGAAAAAGGAGTTTTTAGAATGTCGAAATCCAAAGTTCTTTCTTCTAGAACACATTCTTCGTGGTGATTCTTCAGATGGTATCCCCAATATTCTTTCCGATGATGATGTTTTCGTTGAGGATCAAAAGAGGCAGAATCGTCTAACTGCAAAGCGTATAGAGCAGATGATGAACACTGCTCCTCGGTTTGAGGATCATGCTATTTCTAGAAATTGGGATAGAAATAGCACTCTTATTGATTTTACATGCATTCCCCAACACATTGAGAATAGAATTATGGAAGAATACGAAAAACCTACAGTTGTATCAGATAGGTCCAAGGTTCTGCCCTATATGATCAATAATAAACTAAAGAACCTTATTTCAGTAATAGAGGAGTTTTAATGTGAAACGAGATTATGACCGAGACAGGGATGAAAGACCACTTCGTCGCAAAGACCGTGGATCTATTGATAAGGAAAATACTTCCCGTAAGCGAAATGTAAAAAAGGATTTACAAGAATATGTTGACAACATAAATTCGGGAGAGTATGATGACGACTTCGATGACGATTTCGAGGAATAATATGACAACTACAACAACAAAGATTAATTTTTCAAAGGAAACCCTTTCCATTCTCAAGAACTTCGCAAGCTTGAATTCAAATATTCTTGTGAAGCCCGGTAATGTTATCAAGACAATTACCCCTTCAAAGAATGGAATGGCAGAGGCAAAGGTTACAGAGACATTCGATACTGAATTTGGTATCTGGGATCTTAATAAGTTCCTTGGAGTGATTAGTCTTTTTACCAATCCGAACTTTGAATTTATGGAGAAGTATGTTCTTATCTCCGGCGGAGGTTCACAGAAGGTAAAGTATTTTTACTCTGAACCAAAGCTACTTACTACCCCCACCAAGAATGTAAACATGCCAGAGACTGTGGTTAGTGCCACTCTTTCCGGTTCTGACTTTACACAAATTCAGAAGGCGTCCGCGGTTATGCAACTTCCGGATCTTTCTTTTGTGAATAAGGAAGGTTCTATTGTTGCACGAGTTACTGATCTAAAGGATCCAACCGCCAATAGTTATGAAGTTGGTGTTGGTGATTACGATGGTGATGCAGACTTCAAGTTCAATTTCCAAATTCAGAACATTAAGTTGCTTGCCGGCGATTATGACATTAATTTTGCAAAGAATACTGTTGCCGAATTTGTAAATGTCAATACGGATCTTAAGTATTGGTTTGCAATGGAAACTGGTTCGACGTATACTGAGTGATATATGCAAAACAAAGAGAATGAGTTTCTGTGGGTGGAGAAGTATCGCCCACAGACAATTGAAGATTGTATTCTTCCGGGGGAGTTGAAGAAGACTTTCCTAGACATGGTGAAGCGTGGGGAACCCCAAAACCTTCTTCTATCGGGTACTGCCGGTATCGGTAAGACTACCGTTGCTAAAGCACTTTGCAAGGATATCGGTGTTGATTCAATGATTATCAATTGTTCCGAAAATGGAAATATTGATACTCTACGAACTGATATTCGCCAATTTGCTAGTACCGTATCCCTTTCAGAATCCAAGAAGACAGTTATTTTGGATGAGTTTGACTATTCAAACGCACAGAGCATTCAACCTGCTCTACGAGGTGCGATTGAAGAGTTCTCCAATAATTGCCGATTTATTCTTACTTGTAATTACAAGAGCAGAATTATAGAACCAATTCATTCTCGGTGTACTTGCATTGAGTTTAAGATTCCACAGAAGGAAAAACCTGCACTTGCTCTAAAGATGCTCGGAAGAATTAATATGATTCTGGAGAAGGAGAAGATCAAGGTTAGTGATTCTGCCGTTTTGGCACAGCTAATTGCGAAGCATTTTCCCGACTTCCGTAGGATTATTAATGAACTTCAGAGGTATTCTGTCTCTGGTGTAATCGATGAGGGCATCCTGTCCAATTTCGTGGAACTGGATATGAAGACTCTTATCGCTGCGATGCGTTCCAAGGACTTTGGAGCGGTTCGTAAGTGGGTGGTAATGAATCTAGACAATTCCCAGACAGAGATCTTCCGTAAGGTGTACGACAGTCTATATGACTTCCTGAGTCCTCCTAGCATCCCTGAAGCGGTTCTAGTGCTTGCTGAGTACCAATACAAGTCTTCCTTCGCTGCGGATCAGGAAATCAATCTAGTAGCATGTATGACCGAACTAATGATGAGATGTGAATTCAAATAATGCCGTCTTTGGGTGATTTTCTAAGTTCTATTAACTACAACAAGAAGGATCTCATCAAACAAGATCCTCTTGCCGAAAAGGATTACCTACCTTTCGTGACAAATAGGTGTCTATCTTATTTTCCAGACACAGTTTTTTACGCAAATCAAATGAATCTGATGCCACATTTGGACAAGAAGATGCAATATGATTATTTGCGCGAAAAACTCTCAAGGAGAAGTCGATTCAGTAAATGGACGAAACAGGAAGAAAACCCAGATATTGATGCAATAAAGCAGTATTATGGTTATTCGGTTCAAAAGGCAAAACAAATTCTACCCTTGCTTTCTGATGAACAGATTGCTATAATTAAATCTCACCTAAATACTGGTGGGCATAAATAATAGAAAGGATTTTAAATGGGAGAAACATCATATACTGTAGTAAAGGCTCAGGCATTAACAACTTCATCATCGTTGGCGGTCACCTCAATTCCAAAGCATAAGTGTTTACATATTAGCAATACGGGTGCCGCTACTGCGGTTGTAACGGTAAAGGGAATGAAACCAGATGGAACTGCAACCGGTTCGTTTGTTTTAAATGTACCAGACGATACTACTTTTTTTGTGCCGTTTAGAATCTATGAAATTACATCTTTAACTGGTGCAAATATAAGTATCGCATTTTTGATGTAATTTTTATGACACTAACACAAGAACAAATACAACTTATACAATCGTTAAAGGGGGAAGTTGATAAGATCAAGGTCAACCTCATCCTTGAAAATAAGAAACTTGATCAAATTGCAAATCTATTACTTAAAGTGATGAATGGTGATTATAATGAAAAAAACTCCAATAACTCTACTTCCAGTTGATTTGCGTCTTTATAGGAGAGATTTAAAAATGTCTAATTATTTTAGCTATCGTTTTCTTGCTTTTGTTTCGCTTTTTGCCGCAGTAGTTCTTCATTTCTCATGCTCAGAATTTAATGTGGTTGCTTCTTTTGCCGGTCTTTCGTTTATTTTTCTTGCATATGATAACTTCAGACTAAATTCTCGCATCGAAGAGCGTTATCAGAGCGATTACATTGTTGAGATTGAACGCCGGGTTGATCGTATTGACGAATCACTACATTGCCTTAAGAACAAGTGTAGCGCCGTCTACAATAAGACTCAAGTGTGCAATAAGACTCCAAGCGAAGTCTGATTCAAACTAATTTTTAAAAGGAACCCCGCGAAAGCGGGGTTTTTTTATTGTAAATCGAGTTTTTTATAAATATTGCCGTAAATTACGGAGATATTATGGAAAATGATGATGATATTTTTGACGGTTTAGGGGTTGAGATTAAACTCAAAAATAAAGAAGACTTCCTTAAGGTCAAGGAAACTCTTACTCGCCTAGGCGTCTCTTCCAAGCATGAAAAGAAATTATATCAGTCTTGCCACATTCTACACAAACGGGGTAGATATGCCATTATGCATTTTAAAGAAATGTTCTTAATGGATGGACTGGAAAGCGACATAAGTGAAGAAGACGAAATGAGAAGAAATACAATTGTAAAACTTCTAGTTGATTGGGGTCTGGTTGAGGCAGTAGATCCAAGTGAATATGAAAAACAATTAAGTCTTGCTCGTTTAAAGATTATTTCGCATAAGGAGAAGGGAGACTGGGAACTCGTACCTAAATACCATATAGGAAGGTGATATTTTTATGAATGAGATACAAGCGATAGGTGCTCCGTTTCCAGTTGAATATTCTTCGTGTTCGAATAAACTACCAGAACTTTTTAGATGGACTGATCAGGATAGACCAATAAAGGTTTATATTGATCGTGGTATTGCTTTGGGATTACAAGAACCAAAGAAAGAAGGAGAGAAAAAAATAGCATGGGTTTGTGAATCTAGGGCTATATTTCATCTTTCCTTCCCGCGAGAGTTATTTGAAAAAGAGTTGAAAAAAATAAGTGAGTCTTTTGATTATGTTTTTGTTTCAGAGCGAAGTTTATGCAAATATCCAAACATACTCTATAGTCCGGCCGGTAGCAATTTACCTTGGTTGAGCATTTATAGAGATCTACCATTGAAAACTAAAAATGTTTCTTTGATTGCTTCTCCTAAAAAAATAACATTTGGACATGCAATCCGACATATAGTAGCAGAAAAGTTCAAAGATGTTATTGATGTCTATGGTGGCGCAGCTGGCACCACAAGATTTGGTTATGGTGAGAATATTTGGCCAGATAAATCTAACGCAACAGTTCCATATAGATTTTCTATAGTGATCGAAAATGATTCATATTCGACATACTATACAGAAAAGATAACAGATTGTTTCGCATCTGGTACTATACCAATTTACTGGGGAGCACCCGATATATCTGAACACTTTAATTCAGATGGAATAATTCAATTGACTTCTGACTTTGATCCTATTATACTTACTCCAGAATTATATGAAAGTAAGTTAGAGGCAGTTAAGGACAATTTAGAAAGAGTTAAATTACTAAAGTCTTCAGACGATATTCTTTATACTAATATTATTAAAAATGAAAATAGAAGTGTCTAATGGTGAGATTGTAGACAAATATACAATTTTAAAAATTAAAATAAGAAAAGCGATTCCATTTTCCATGAAGTATTTTAATATTCATGAGGAGTATAATGCAATTAAACCACTAGTGGATCAGTTGCACATTGATGAAGAAATATTAGAATCTCTTTACACCACTAATTTAGAATTATGGGAAATAGAAGATAAATTAAGAATCAAAGAAAGTCAAAACACATTTGATGATGAGTTTATTTTGCTATCACGATCTGTTTATAAAATTAACGACAAGAGATATTCCATAAAACAAAAAATTAATGAAATAACTAATAGTCTCTTAAAAGAAGAAAAAATATTACCAAGATATAAAAATGACTAAGCGGATAGCATTAATTGATCAGGCTAGAGGATTGGGGGACATCTTCTTTTTGCAGAAAGCAGTATATGAGATATCAGAAAGAATGGATAATATTATTTGGCCAATACATCCAAAATATAATTATCTTCACGAATATTTGATAACTCCCAAGACTTCATATTTTAGTTTTCCGTTGAACGAGGCAGAGTTCAGCGAGAGTGTCAAAATATGGCATAAGGTTTTGTATGATAATTATAAATCAAATACATTTAGTAGCACTCCCGTTAGTGGTGGTGTAATTCACTATTATCCATTTAGAACATCTTCATTTAATTCAAATGATATAGACATTATGTATTCAAAATATAAAATATTGAATATATCCTTTGATGATTGGCAGAAATATTTTCAATTTAAGAGAAAATTAGACAGAGAAGATTCTCTTAGAAAGAAATATGGGATTGAAAGGGGAGAGAAGTTTATATTTGTAAATACCATGTATTTCACTAGTCCATACAATACTTACAAAATAAATTTGGAAAGTGAATATAAAATTATATACAATGACGGATCCCCCTGTCACATATTTGATTTTTGTTGGTTGTTGGAAAACGCACAAGAGATTCATACAGTCGAAACTTCAATGTGTTATCTTGTTGAAGTTCTAAATACTACTGACAAAATTTACTGTTATCCCAGATTACGAAAAGGTGGTGAAAAAATGTATCAAAATTTTGACTACATTAATAAAATATTTAAGAAAAATTGGAACTATATTTAATGAAAACTGAAATTATATCATTTTTTTCCGACATAGATGGACACACTTATTATAGTGATCATGCTGCTCGTTTAGCAAAAAACTGCGAAGAGCATAATGTCCCCTATGACATAAGAAAGTTAGAGAGTAGTGGTAGTTATAGAATGAATTGTTTAAGAAAACCAGAATTTATTTTAACCATGCTTAAACTTAAAAATAAACCTATAGTTTGGTTAGATATAGATTCTTTGATTCATAATGAACTTAGCATATTTGATGATAAAGAAAATCACTGTGATATGATATTTGCTTATTCTGGCATTATTCCATCGATGATCGATGTTAAACTACCAAAGGCTTCACCAATATATCTAACACCAAAATCTATAGTATTTGAATTTCTTGAGTTTTGGGTTGATAAGTGTCATTATAATGCTTCCAATACTGGTCCGAAAGTATTTGATCACGAAGTGCTATTGTTTGATGTTTTACCGGAGTTTCTTAAGAGATTGAGACTAGGAGTATTACCAGTAAATTATGCAATCTGGCCAACAGATAAACTACCTCCGGAAATGAAACCATACATAACTATGGGTATAGCAAATAATAGTTCAAAGGAAAAATCTCTAAGAGAAATGGGTCTTCCGGAAAGAGACATACAATTTAATTTATTAAAGGTATAATATGACTGATTCTATTATTATTAATGGTTCATACTTTTCTTCTAAAGCAATAACGCTAGATACTCCATGCGAAATACACTTTACTAGATTTGGAGATGTGCCCAGGAGACACCATGTTTCTTATGTGAATATTCAATTTAAGGATCCAAGTAGATTTAAAGTTTTCATTTGCTCAAATGAACCCAGTAGTTCCGTTAACAGAGAAACAAATGAAAATATAATTAGAAATTCACACAAGTATGATTTAATTCTCACCAGCGAAAAGGAAATATTAGATTCTGTTTCTAATTCTGTTTTTTTTCCATATGGAACAACATGGTTGAATAAGGATAAAGTTAATTTAGATTCGCTTGGTGTTTTTAATGAAAAAATATACGAAAGTGTAAAGAATAAAGTGTTTGGTGTTTCCTTTATAACAACATCATATTTGGGCAAAGAAGGTTATAATTTAAGACAGCATATTTGGAACACCCGTCAAAACATTAAAATTCCAAGTTTATTTTATTCTAGCACAAGATCACCGACAAATAACAATATCTTTTCCAATACATTGCATGATGGATTATTGCCAAATGATGATAAGATAAATCTGTTTAGAACTCAATTTAGTATAGTAATAGAAAGTTCTAGAGAAAATTCATATTTTACTGAAAAACTTATAGACTGTTTGGTTACTAAAACTATTCCAATTTATTTTGGTTGTCCTAATATATCAGAATTTTTTGATGTTCGTGGGATGATAATAGTTAATAGTTATCAGGAATTGATCAATAGTGTAAATTCTATTGATGAACAATTATATGAAAGCATGAAACCATTCATAGAGGAAAATTATATTAGGGCACAAAAATATGCTTCTTGTTTTTTTGAAAGAATACAAGTAGAGATACAAAATTATATTGATACAATGAAATCAAAAAAAGATATTCTTTGGAACATATGCATATTGACTATTCCAGAAAGAAAAGAGAAGTTAAATGGATTACTTAAATTACTAGATCAGTATTGTCCTTATCTTTATAAAAATCGTTTACTTGTTACTATTAATCATGATAATAAAGTTAAAAGCATAGGGAAAAAAAGACAAGAATGTTTGGATTCTTGTACTGCAAAATATATTTCATTCGTAGACGATGATGATATAATAAGTGAATCTTATCTCAGAAAATTATTATTAATAATGGACACATACGATTATGACGGTATTGGGTTTTGTGGAATGTTTTATTATAAAAATGAACCATCATTGCTATTTTGTCATAGTGCGGCAAATTTAGATAGTTTTAAAGACAGTAAAGGCACTCAGCACAGACCATTAAATCATTTAAATCCAATAAAAGCAGATATAGCAAAACAAATAGGGTTTCCAGATATCAGCGATGGTGAAGATTCAAACTTTTGGGAAAGATTGGTAAAATCTAATTTACTTAAAACACACATATACATCGAAGAGATAATGTATCATTATTTGTATGAGGATAAAAAATGATTGTTCAGACAACAATTACTAGAGATGAACTTTTTTTGATACAGGAAATGATGCCTCACTGGCAAAAATATTCCGATGCTTTTGTTTTTATGGTAGATTCTTGTACAGATGGAACATATGAATTTTTAATGGATAATGCAAAAAAATATAACATATTGTCTGTATTGCACAGTAATATCAATAGAGAAGATATAACAACAAATATAGAATCTGAAATACGACAAAGACTATATGACGAGGCCTTTAAGCATAGTGGGAATATAGTTTGTTTGGATACTGATGAATATTTCGATGGAAATTTATCCAAAGAAGATCTGGAAAATATTATGAATAGTTATAAGGATACTCTTATTCATAGTAGATGGATACAATATACCGATGTAAATACAATAAGAATTGATGGTCCTTGGGGAGTTAACTATAAGGATAGAATTGGTTCTTATAGTTCAAGGGCAATATTTAAAAATCTACAAATGCACTCTGAACATTTACCGGTTCCAGGTAAACAAGGTAGAATAGAAATTCCAAATATATTCATATCACACCTTCAATGGTTATGTAAAGATACCGTAGCACTTAAGCAGTACTATTGGAAAATATGTGATTATGTAAATCGTGTTAGATTTGGTATTGACACTATACCCACAAGCGCATATGATGCATCTGTTAATAATTTTATGTGGAACTATAGTCACTTTGATTTTCCCTTAAAAATTAATCCAAAGATCTACGATAACCATGATCGTAAGAATAGTTTCAAAGCAAAATTTATAAGAGAAAGTATTGAAAAGTATAATATTCCCAATTTGAATGATTGGGGAATGGGCATTCATGATGGAACATATTTTAAAATCTATTGAAGAATATATCAACGAAAAAAACCAGAGTAAAGTATGGGTGGCTGGACAGGACTGGGTACAGTATGCTGGATCTTATTTTACAGCAGATGAATATGTTGAAGTAACCAAGTCTTTATTGAACGGATGGCTTGCACTGGGAGAAAGTGGAATTCGCTTTGAGCAATTATTTCCCCGTCTAATGGGGAAAGAATACGGTATTCTTACAAATAGCGGAAGTAGCTCAAATTTAATTATGATGTCTGCAATGACATCAAAAAGATTATACAATTTCCCAAAGGGAACTAAGGTAATTACTCCAATAGCCGGATTCCCTACCACGATCAATCCCATTTTCCAGGTTGGTTTTGAGCCTGTATTTGTAGATATTGATCTTGATACGCTAAATCTAAACCTAGATCAGGTAGAGGAAAAGGCTAAGGATGGTTGTAAGATCATTACATTTGCTCATGTTCTAGGAAATCCTCCAAATATGGATAGACTCATGGAAATCGTAAAGAAGTACGATCTTGTGCTTCTTGAGGATTGCTGTGATGCTCTGGGATCGACTTACAAGAATAAGCCTCTTGGTTCTTTTGGCGAACTTGCTAGCTGCTCGTTCTATCCTGCACACCATATTACTATGGGCGAGGGCGGATTTGTAGCATGTAACACACACCAGCAAGAGATAGTTACCAGAAGCTTCAGAGAGTGGGGTAGAGGCTGCTATTGCGTCGGGAAGAAGGCCAATCTCCTGAAGAACGGGTCGTGTAAGAAGCGGTTCTCTAATTGGCTTCCTGCTCTTCCAGATGAAATTTTTGATCACAAGTATGTGTATGACGAGATTGGATATAATCTAAAACCAACAGAACAGCAAGCCGCAATGGGACTGGCGCAACTGAAGAAGCTTCCACAAATAATTGAGAAGAGAAAGCACAATCATGCAAGACTTCAGAAGATCTTCTCAAAATACGAGGACATGCTAATTTTACCAAAGGCTACGGAAGGTGCTGATCCTAGCTGGTTTGCCTTTGCTATTACCATCCGCGACGATGCCCCTTTCAGGAGAAAGGATATCGTAAATTACTTTGAAGAAAATAAGATTCAAACCAGGCCATACTTTGCCGGAAATATTATGCTTCAGCCAGCTTATTCCGGCATGATGAATGAATTTGAGGTCATACGTAATTACCCCAATGCAAGAAAGGTCACGACGGATACCTTCTTCTTAGGAACAAGTCCAGTTATAACTGATGTTCAGCTTGACTACATAGAAGAGACTTTGAATGACTTTTTTAATGACAATAGAGTATCTTTACCAATACTATGAGAAATGAGATATAATGAATAAGCGTGTTTTATTATTAACTGGTTATACTGATGATATTAGGCCTGATGGATGTACCGATGCGTATATGCAAGAAGTATTTGATCTTACGCTTCCATCAAAAAATAAATATGTAAAATATAACAATTATGATTTGATGTCCTTACGATCCTTTGGAAAGGATCCTAGAAATATATTCAGCGATAAACATATAGGACAATTAAGATTCATAAGAGCAATGGAAATGTTGTTATCATATGATGCAGTGATGTGGATAGATGCAGATTCATTAATAACAAATTATGATTATAGACTTGAAGATTTTATGGATGATAATACAACATTTGTTGCATCTTATGATTGGATGTGGAAAGAATCATTTAGCACTGGAAATTTTATAGTTCAAAAAACAAATAATACTGATAACTTGTTGGAATTATTCTACAAAATAGGTCCATCGTTCAGTTCCGAACAAGAGACTTTGAATGTTATACATAAAAATTTTTCAATTGGAACTAAAAGTTTAGAACATAAATATCTTGGATCCACTCCCTCAAAACAACAATATGCTCAGGGATGGGAAACTAGACCAGAACCAGTTGGTGTATGGAATTCTGAATCATTTTTGGTACACTTGACGGGTGCAGGAAATAATAGAAGAATTGATATTTTAAATACACATTTCAAGGATTTTTTATGACTAAAATAGTATATGTAACTGGTTGTTTAGGTTTTATTGGATCATACATCACCCGCCTATGCCTTGAAAAAGGATGGTATGTCAAAGGTGTGGAT